TTCGTACTCATTCATAACAATACCTACTGTTTCCATTAGGTCTTTACCTTGCCATGTGCGTACAGGTTCTATTAACTCAGCACCACGCCTTTTACACAATGCCGTTCTGTCAGAGCCAAAATTGGCGACATCTAAACCCCAAACGACAGGTTCATAGGGGTCAACTGATATATCTCTGTCTATAGAACTTTCTACCATATATAGTGGTATAACAGTGTCATCTTCTGCTTTTGGAAACTCGCCAAGTACCCTAACTCTATATACGTTTGAGTCAGAACCATATTTTATGTTCATATCCTCAATAAATTCTTTTGATACTTGTGATGAGTCAGCACAGCTAACAGTCATTTTAGTCCAGCGATCACGCATTGCATGAAACGCATTAAAAAAATAACCTGATGTACGAGTAGGATTGCCAGTCATAACAACTTTAGCATCTGGTGTTGATAGCGAACCTTCACCTACCTCAAATATCTTATCATCTACCCCTGATGCCTCATCAATAATAAACAAGAGGTTTTCAGAATGGAAACCTTGTAAGGCTTCTGGGTTTTCTCTACGAGATACACGAGCCACAGCATACGAGTCTGTCGAACCTGCAATATTAATTTTGTCGGATTTCATATCCATTTGCGAATAAAAACTCTCAGGCAAACGTCTTGCCCATTTTTGAGCTTCAGCCCATAGAACATCTGATAATTGGTGAGCAGTATTGGCTGTGCAGACAACCTTGCAAGGGTGTCGTGTAAATACCCACCACAATATCAACCAAGATAAAACTGCTGTCTTACCTACGCCATGCCCTGACTTGACAGCACATCTTGGGTTCTGCATGACGTTTTGTAAAAATTCTCTTTGCCATTTTTCAGGTTTTACTTGTAGCATTGTTTCAACAAACATAACTGGGTCTAATGCTAATTCTGCTAATATATCTGATAGTTGTTCTTTACTCATTCTGACTCATTATGTCTGTTTTAAAAAAAAGGGTACGAAAAATGGAATTAAAACGCACCCTTCCCTTTTCAGTAATGAAATAATTTTTTTTGAACGATATTATTTTAAGGGGAGATAGTTGTTCTAAAACAACATAATTATTTCATATGATTGCATTGTTCGTGATTTCTCAAGACTTGTCAATATATAGAAAAAATTTTTTTTGCAGCACCATATATGGAATTTTTTTTTGAGAGGGGGGTATACATATATACAGGTAGAGGGGTCGGCAAATAAAAAGGGGGGGGATTAATCGCTCTCTATATCTGTAATATTATTATCTATTGTAACAACGTCAGCGTCCTTTATGGGGGTTTTTTTATAATCTTTTATTCTATTGGCTACCTCTGTTAATGTATTAGAAAAGAGAGAGCCACCTTTTAAATCTATGTTACTTTCCTTTGGGAATAAGAAACTGAATTTTTGAATGTTGCCTATATCCTCTGTTAAATAGTTATCTATTAACTCATGAAGCGGTTTATCCCTTCTATTAGCCATATCAGATAAAGCGTTCCCCAGCTGACGTTTAAGTATATTTTGAGCAATAACTTTCGGTGATCCTTTCGACTTACTACCGACTGGACGCCCTCGCCTTTTTTTTATTGGTGCGTTTTCTGTTTTTTGCGTTGCGTTGTTTGGTTGCCCTATCTTTTTCATATAATTAATTCCTTAAGCCATTGATATAATTAATAGTACATTTATTTATTTTATCAATATAATTATTTTATTGCATAAAAAAAGAGCTAATAAATAGCCCTTTAATTAATCTTATATATTTAATAAATTCTAAAAAGATGGGTCGCGATATTTTTTTCTTTCGCCAAAAAATACACGATAACCTATATCAATTTTATTCCATCTATTAGTTTTTTCATTTTTAAAAACTTGTAACCAATTTTTATTTTTATCTAATTTAAAATATAAAACCTCACCTTCATTATTAGGTGAGTAAATATATTCTTGATTAGAATAGTAGTTACTGTCTTTTGATGGTTTAGCAAAGTCCTCTTGAATAGCTACCATATCTTTTTTATAATTTATAATAGTATAAGGGTAAACATCAGAACCAATATAAACAGAAGCTCCACCACCTTGAATAATATTTTCTTTATTATAAGCCATTTTATTTTCTCCAAGTTAATTAATATATATGTATCTTATAATGATAATATATTAATAGTCAACCCCTGCTTCTAAAATAATTTATTTTTTTTTATTCTTTATTTACTTGCAATTATGTTTTGTTTCATTTAATGATATAAATATAAGTTAACAAATGGAGATTATTAAATGACTAGATTTGAATTTATGAGTTTATGTGGTGAACATCTTATTGACGTTGGAATTGCTTTAGAAGATGACAAAATAATTGAAGCATTAAAAAACAAAGATGATGAGAAAGTAAAAGAATTATTATTAAACGAATGTTAAAAAATGGAGATTATTACAATGACTAGATCAGAATTATACCAATATGTATTTATTATTTTAATATCAGTATTTATTTATATTGAATTTATAGGAGCGTAAAAAATGGATAACTTAAATTTAAGCAAGTATGCAATGAAGCAATTTAAAAAAGATAATGACTTAACTGACATTCAAATAAACTTTGGTGGATTTTATTATTCTAGACATAGCGAATATATTAATCATGATATAGATGACTTTGTTGAAAATTTATATCATGAAGGTAAGATTGGTGAAGAAAATATAGACGATATTTATAATAATATAAATTACCATGATATTTATAATCAATACATAAAAAAATATTGTTTGTTTTTAGAACAAATAATACATGATAAATTTAATATTAAAATTGATTTTGTAAATATTAGTTTAAACAGTCCTAAGCAATATAATTTTTCTACTGACGTTATTTTATGCGAAGCTGATAAGTATAAGTTACAAGATTTAACTGATAAATTTTTAAATCATTCTGATTGGAGTGAATATAAAGATTTATTTTTAAATCATGTTCATAAAATAACTACTTATATAGACGGATATATTCCTTATTATACTTATGACGAAATAATGAACAATAAAAATAATATGTTGTTTACCGAAATATTTAATTTTTTAATCAATGAAATTCAATTTATAGATGAGATACTAACTGATATAGAATTTTATGCTGGTGAGTATGTAAATTATGAAAATGGAGATATAGCATAATGACAAAATTACAGATTGCAGAACTGGTATTTGTATTAACAAGCTTATTAATACTTGTTTATGTCATATAGATACCCTTTTAAAACGAATTTAAAGCCTATAGAGACATATTTTATAGGCTTTGGATATAGTGAGTCAGAATTATAAAAAATGGAGCAGAATAAACTTATCTTACATAACCATAATGATAAGCCAATATATCTAAAATTTCACAAAATACCCTAAAAGGTTCTTTTTTGTTTTTTAATCGTAATGTTTTTTTGTTAGCTTCTTGTAATGGCATATCGTCAAGGACAGCATATTCAAAAAATTTAAGTAATTTATAAGGTATATGTTTTCTAGCTTCATTGTATTTTTGTTTATTGGTTAAGATAACGTCAGATATAATGACATTGCTGTTAGATGTAGATCTCTCTTTATAACTAGAAATAATACTAGGGTGAGAATGTCCTAGTACATAATTTTGAACATAATGTTTACCTGCGGAGTATTGTTCGCTAGATATATTTTTTCTGTGAAAGTATCGTTCCAATAAATCAGAATAAACATTTCGTAATACAAATACACCAGCTTTGGCTGTTTCCTGATGTTGATAATTACCTTTTTTTAATGTTTCTTTTGTAGGGATTACATCATTCATTAATTACTCTCAAATTTTAAGTTTGTAATATTTCGTATCTGGTCAAATATATAATCTTTTCTACCTAATCCAAATATTTTTTTATTCGGATTTTGTGCAATATAAAATAAAGTATGGATTACCTCTTTTTGTTGTATGTCAGAAGGTAAGTATTTTTTTAATAAATCAATCTCTTTGTCCGTAATTGTAATATGACTATTTACACCAGAGAAAGTTAAACTTTTTAAACAATTTGGATTACTTTTTAATGTTTGATTATAAGCTAATTGAATTGATTTAAAGGAAAAAATACCATTTGGCATATATTGACTTTCATAGTTTCTAAAAAAGAATTTAAAATACCCTTTGCAATACTCAATTAAATCTTCTTCCGTTGGTCGCTGTAGATCAAAAGGTAAGTTATCCATTATACAATCTAGGGCTAATTCAATATAAGTATCTTTTTCTTTTATATTCCAAGTATTACGTCCATATGAGTTAATCACTTTTTGTAAAAACTCCTTATAGATAGTCTTTTGTTTAATATCCTGAGTCAGAATAGGTGGTAATTCTTCAATTATTTTTTTTGTTTGTTCTAATCCTTCTTTTAAAACGTCTTTTTCTAAAACTTTTTTCTCGGCAAGATAGGTTTCTATTTTATTATTTTTATGTAGCCACCTAGTAAATGCCATTGAAGGTGATTTTCTGGTTTTATTTTTATCCAGATGCCATTGTATAAATGCCTTACGTTCTTCTTCTATATCGACATCAGTTTCTTTACAAAGTTTTAATTGCTTTGCAGTAAAATGTAAGTTTTTTATTTTTTCAAATTTATCTTCAGTCATTATGTTAAATTCCATTTTATTTCCTTAGTGTTTTGTTTATATTAATATTAAATTAAATTAAGTTAATATTACAGAGACCAAAAAAATCGCCATAGTTAAGAATAATTATTAACAAGCTATTTAAATTTACTCTCAAATTTGCTTTCAAATTGTTGTTTTCTCTGCATTTTCTTCTTTTCGTTCCAATTCTCCCTTGTCTGCTTTTTTCGTAGTCCTTTTTCAAAAAATTCCAAAATAAATTCACTTTTTATATAAAATTTATCGTTTTTTTGTTCAAAACTTACATAAAAATTATAATTTTTTGATGTTTCTTGTAAACTTTTGAGGTTAATTTTTAATTTTTTCTTAGCAAGATTGACCTCAAGAGGTTCGCAATTTCTTCGCCACAGCTCCAGATATAGTATGTATAAATCTTTAGCTATAACTACACCAACATCATGCTGAATATTAATCATTTCAGCAGTTGGTACGTTAAAAAAAGGTAAATCTTTGTTTTTGTCCATCATTTATACTCCACACATACCTTCACACTCACCTAAAAAAGATAATTGACCTTTATCCTCAATATTATCAAAATCAATTTCATCTAATGGTAGGCATGATCTATGTAAATATTCATTATTATTTCTTTCTCTTAATTTTTTATCAAAATCAATAGCGTCATTCCAGCTTTCTTTTTCATTATATTTCATATCTCGCCATGCACTATCATTATGAAAAGGACAAAAAGTACAAGAAGATTTAGTTAAAGTGCGTTCTGGGTATCTTTTATCAAACCAATTAATTAATTCGTGTCTTTTTAATTCTAATTCTAATAATGGAAATCTATTAACTTGCCATTTATCCCTGTTTATTTTTGCTCTAACCATTTCATCAAGTGAAATTCCTATCCAAGTTTCTACAAAAACATCTTTAGGCACTCTTAATGTTGGGTTTTCTTTTAATTCAGTTAATATCATTTATCCCATCTAATGCAGTTTGTATGGGGTTTAATTTATCTTTTGGAAAAAAATAATTTGGTACATTATTATCACCATAATCTTTTATATATCTTTCGTCTTTGCCTGTTTCACCATCAACCCAACCTTGCAATAAAACATAATCTAATGGTTTATCGGCATAGCACAATACAAATCTTTGCTCGATATTATCTCTTTTGTCAATTTTTAAATCATACCATTTTTTAGTTCGTGTACGAATTTCAAAATCCATGCCTTTATAATAAACATCAGCTTCACTTTTATATGTATCGTAATCAGCAGACCAAAACAGATTAAAATGCTTACAAAAAGCATATTCACCTGCACTACCAATCAAATGAGCAAAAAAAGTTTCTTTTTCGTTGCCAACATAAGTTTTTGATTTCTTTAACATTGATGATAATTCACGTCTTTTAGCACATTCAAAAACTAAACTTACCTCTCTTGGCTCTAAATTTACTTTTATTGGTTCATTTGTTATTATGTTCATATCATTGCCTCATAAATTTGTAAAAATCATTTGGAGTTACTTGTCCTTCTGTAATCCTATAAATTAATTCCATTTTATCAGGTCGTGGTATTACATTTCGCATATAACGATATACGTTTCGGTGATGAGGTTCGTCTATTTTTTCTGCTAAATCCTCAATTTTTATTTTTTTTTCTTTTATATATTCTTCTAACGTCATTAACTAACCCCTAAAAATAAAACTGCTACGATTAATAAAACAGCAAGAATAATACCAAATATATTATTTTTTGGTGCAGCTTTCTCACCATAGGCTTCATTGTGTGGTGTACTAGGATCGTCTTTAATATAATGTCCTTTAGAGTTTCTTGCTCTAACTCTTTTCTTGCTAACCTTAGTTGTTTTTGCTTTCGCCATTTTTTTCTCCTAAATTAATTTCTTTAAAAGATAATTCCGTTTTCAAAATATGTCAAATAATTATTAGGGGTTCACTTTATCCCTCTCTAAACATCTTGCTTTAGGTTTTAAAATCATTAAAAATCACATCTATGTTGAAAGAAACTTTAAGAGCATATACAATAGTGGGCTTGGCAATATTTGGTGTCATAGGATTAGCCTTTGCCGAAGATAGCAATATCACTAATAATACGACAACGACCTCCACAGTTACATCAACCAATAATAATTATAATCAAAATACAAACGTTTCAAACAACACTAACACGAACAACACGACCATAAATCAAACGTCAACGAATACATCAACGTCAACGAATACAAATAATAACACTTCGGTCAGCACTAACACGAATAACAACACGTCAGTCAGTAATGTAACATCAAA